TGTGCCTGTTGCAATGGCTGTGATTGGCAAAGTCAGTCGGACATAAGTTCCGCCTGTGCCATTGGTTGTTATTGCAACATCGTATTTGCACATAACAATTTTGTTGACTCTTGCGTATCTACAAGTGACCGTGCCGACCGTAGTAATCGTGCCTGTCCCTGCCGTAACGGTAGGTGTCCATGTTTCCCATGCGGCCCCGATGGTGTTAAGCGTCGCACTGGTCAACACCTGCCCCGCCGATGTTCCTGCTGTCCACTGTGTAGCCATAATGTTTCTCCTTTACCAGCCGAGACGACTGGTATCCAAAATACCTAAAGAAGTGTTGTCAAGAATAAAAAACTGGTAATAAGTCGCTGGCGACAAATATAAAACCCATTCGGTTTGCTCGGGAGTCATGTTCACACTGTAACCCTCTAAAGCAACTAATTCAGTCGTGTCAGACCCAGCACCCGGTACACGGTACGCCAAATTAAATAAGATTTCATCACGCAAAATCATAAACAATGTGTAGGCCGTGTCATTTTGTGTTCGATCAGAAAACCTTATTTCAAAGCGTAAATCTGTCGGATCAGAAAAAGTGTTGACGATCCATTCAGCGTTTCCAAGGCCTTGAGTTGTGTTGAAGTCAACAGTTGACGACGAATAAAAAGTTGCGCCATAGGTTGAAACAGAACTGGCGTTACTGGCCGTTTGGCTTGCTAACCCATTAGGCGAAATAGTTGCCGTATTGATAAAAGATAACCCGTTTTGAATTCGAGCAAATTCTTGATACGCGATAACGCTTGACGACGAAGTACGACCAAACGAAACAGGAGTTGTGGCTTCAAATTGTTTTCTGCCATAAAAGTTAATGCGTCCTGCGGCACTGTCACGGTTTGTTCTTAAAATGCCACGCTCAGTTGCGTTCAAAAAGTTCAACTGGTTCAAAACTGTGCCTGTATAAGTTTGTGCTGAAGCCGTTGACTGCGTTTGCAAATTGCTTATTTTTACATTTGAGGGCAACGGGCCACCTGAAAGCGAAGTGAATTGAGTCGCCTGCAATCCTGTGGTTTGTTCTGTCAACGATAAAGCGTTTGCTTGAACACGACCAGCCCGACCAAGAGCATCAACACAAAAAAGCGTGGCTGTTGATAAACCAACATTGCCGGGGTGATCAGCAAAAGTTATTTCTTGGACTGCGTAAACATTTCCCGGGTCATTACCATAAGTGACGTCTGATCTGTCAGTGTCTAACAAAATTAAAGTATTGAAACTAAAATTTGTGACAAAGTTGGAAGAGTTGTTAATCGTAATTGTTAAAGTGCCTGCGCCGTAATCATCTAAATATTTTGTACGACCGTACGACATTGAAGCACTAAGAATTTGCGAAGTAAATTCTGTACCTTTAGAAAACCCTGCAGGGTTATAGTAAAACTTCCAATCACTAGCAGCCATTACATCGCCCGAGTGTTTACAGGCACTGGACCCGATTGACGTACATACTGCTGGAGTGCTCTAACAATGCTGTTCGGGTCGCCACCGTTGACATTGACCGTGATCGTGTTGCCACCGCCACCTAAAGCATTGTTGGGGGTGATACTTCCAGACGTACCCGGTGTAAACAGTTCAGGTCCGCGCTCACCCACAAGATAAGTTGAGCCACCAGCGACAGGACCGCCCATAGCACGCGCAGGCACTGTAGAGATACCTGCAAGCCCTAGCGCATCCTCAGGGCTTAAACCGCCGTACTCAGCACCACGGGCAAGATAACTGGCGTATTCGAGTGCAGCTGCTGAACCTTGCGTCTTAAACTTAAACAGGATTTCTTTGGATGAGATGCCGTCCATGGTGCCTGAGATACCAGCGAGCACGCCCGCATATCCAGCAAGTTTGGCTTCGTAGTCGTCTATGTCGGCTTGGGCCCCTGTACCGAACGCTTTAGCGGCAGCGGCTTCAAGTTCGGCTAAATCAATTTTAGCGTTATCTAGTGCGACTTCACGATCTAGTGTCCCAGTCAGGTTCTGCCATGCGGTGTCAGCGTTGACGATTGCGATACTGGCGTTAGTTGCCGCGGTCGCCAAGTTATCTAACGGAATCTTTGCGTTCTGAATTTGTGTCTTAAAGTTGCCAGCGTTGATTTTGTTTTCATTTAAAACGCCCGCTAACTCGCTAAGTTTTGTTTCGGCTTGCGTTCCGTTGCCAACAATGTCTTTGAACAGTTCGGTGACTTTGCTGTCAAATTCTAAAGCGGCGGTTGCACCTCGAGTCAACAAAGTCGCCAAAGGAATTAATCGTTGACCAGACTTAACTTGTAGATCATCAACTGAGTCACCAAGACCATCCATAGCGGCGCGGTACTCTCGAGCCATTTGCAATTCGGCTTCAGAAATAACCTTTTGTTCTGATACCGCCGTTAGCGACGCGTTGAGATCGTCGGCGCCCATCTCAATAAGTTCGGCCATGGACTGCCAGCCCTTGCCGAGGAGCTGAGCCGCAACCCTTGCTTTTTCTGCTGGGTCCTTAATCTTTTTCAGTCGGTCAATCGTGTTAAGAAAAGTCTCGTTGACGTCTAACGAACCATCACGCAAATACACAAGGTCAACACCGAGATCACGAACCTTGTCAGGGTCTGCACCAATCGTTTTATTGAGGCGACCAATAGCACCCTCAACGGCGTCAATTGGAATACCAATATCGCCAGCCGCTTCGATATAGCGTGACGCGTCCTCAACAGCCAAACCAGTCGCATCAGCAAACTTGCCAGCCGAAATCGCCATGTCTTGAAACGCTGTGATTCCATCAGCGACAAACTTGCCGACTGCGGCACCAGCTGCAACAGCAAACGTAGAAGCATTAGCGGCAACCGCATCCAAAGCGACTTTAGAGCCAGCCTTAAACTTCCCGATGCCACCTTCGGCTTGACTGACAGCAGTTTTGAAATCGTTGAACGCCGCTTTAGCGTTTTTGATGCCCGTATCTTCAAGACTGGTAATGATCGGAATGTTGATTGCCATTAGCGAATCCTTGCCATCTCTCGGTTTGCTTCGAGCACCACGGCCCTAATTGTGGAGTCCATTTCTCGTTCAATCATAGACAACGAGTCCGCTGCTTTAGCCCACATGAAACGCGACGGCGCATTGGGTAACAAACTGGCAAACATGGGACGCTGATACTTGGGTTCACGCTTAGACACTGTGCCTCCGCCTTTACCAGCCATGTCTACAATCGCCACAGGCGCGCCCTTAGTTGTAATACGGACAATGTTGACAGGGACGCTCATACGGGGCTCGTTGAGGTTCCTGCGGGGCTTACGGCTGTCAATCTTTATTACCGAGTTCTTGCGCTTGCTCCACCCGGTACGACCGTTGTGAGCCATTCCAGACAGCGGAGGCGACGACGGAATTGACTGGTTAATCTCGGACAGCAACGGCTTCAAAATGTTGCGAATGTCTTTGTTCAATTCACGCTTTAAAGCAGGGTTGATTTTGCCAAGTTCTCTCAGCGTTTCGCCCACACCTTTCACCTGAATTGTCATCGCTTGCTCTCGTTCTGCTCGATTATCAACCTGACCATCTCATCAATGATCTGGGCTGGTGTTTCCATCAGATCCAACGGACTGATGCCTGTACGAACAGCGAGCTGCGCGATCAGGTTTGTGGCTCTTCCTGCGGGCCCTGTTTGGCTTTTGGGATAAACGTGATATCCATGACGTTCTCTACCCAAGTGCTAAACAACGGAACCACAATCTTTTTGGTTCGTAACGCATCCCAAGCCAACCATGCGAGAGGCTTGAACTTCATGTCCTCTAAGAAACGGCCCACGGAGAGCGTGGGGTGATGATCTTCCCACCTGCACGCAACTCCGTAGGTGATCGGTGCTTCGAATGTTTCACCGTCAGCCATTTCTACTTTTAATGTCATGCCAATCATGTCGGGGTCCTTTGGTTAGTTGTTAATTACGGGTTGACGATGTCGCGGGCCCAAGTGCCTCCGACATAACTCACGCTGACTTGGCTCAATTCTCCAACCGTCGTAACGATCGGCGTGAACGAAGAAAGCATGGCATTAGAAATCGTGTACTCAGGATTGCTCGCGGACTCGGTCGGTCCTGCTGGTGAGATGACCAGAGTGGTGGTGCCGTCGCCGACCTGATCAAACAGGGTGGCTTCAATTTCGCCAGTGCCGTAGTTCATGAACATCGTCAAGGTGACGTTCACCATTTGGAGGCCCGACACGAAGCGGTGCCCGGTATCGCCGAAGGTCGTTGATTCAAGTGAGTCGTAACCGATCTCAAGCGAGGCCGCAGAGGTGTTCTGAGTGACATCCACTCCACCGATGGTGACGGTTGGGTTGGACAGGTAAACGGTTTTTGTTGTGGGCATGGTTTTTCCTTTATGGGATGCGCTTAGAAGCGATTTTGATAGTTAGGTCGTATGCGGGTAGTTCTTGTGACCCGATCTGAGCGAGCGACGGTGAGCCACTCAAAACGGCAATCGGGCTGTTCATGATTGTGTCAACCACTCCGAGGATGTAATCGGATGCGTCTTGGTTGCCGGGTGGCGCGCCAAGGATTCGGAGATCAACTGTGATGTCTGCGATTTGGTTGTTGAAACAAGTGAACGTCGGTAATTCCACGAACACGGTGAGCGGTCGTGCGTTGCGCGGATCGGTGACTGGCTTAAGCCCAAGGGCTGTGAGCGATGCTGACACCGTGTTGATGGTGTCTGTGAAGATGCCTGCCACATTAAGCCACCTGACTGCGTTTGATGCCGAGCAACTGGTTGACTCGACCCAAGGTCATCAGCGGTGGTCCTGTCATGTCACCAAACGATGCGTAACTGTCTCCAGTGGTCCCGCGTTCACGGTAGAGCCCTGCGGCGTAAAGCGTGGTTCCTAACAGCACTGAACTGTCAGGGACGGTCGTGAGACTGTCGTGGTAACCAGCCTGAACGCGACGCCTGAAACACCAAGCGTTTGCAGCTGCGACACAAGTAGTGAGAAACGCGGTGTCATTTGCCGTGGCCGACGCGATCCCAAGAAACTCGGTTACTGGCGCAGTTGATGACAACCAAGTGCAGCTCTGGGTCCAAGTTACTGTTCCTGTCGCTGCAGCTCTTTGATAGTTATCGAAGTTTGATTTGACAAGTAGTTGATTCGTGATGGTGACTTCATTATCAAAAATGAAATCACCTTCATAGCCGACACCAACAAACAGAAAAGTAGGGACAGCTTGAACGATGTAAGTCGCATCAAAATTGTTTCCTACTCCTGC